AGACTTTTGGAACTTTGTTCATTCCGATATGTATATGGGTTTGAGTAAAAAATACAATTCTCAATATATTGATGAATGTTTCGACGCTCTTGCCGATCCTGCTGATGCTGTATTTTCAGATTGTTCGGTTAGACAACAAGGATACCTGATATGAGTATGAAAGTGATCAAGTCTGGCAGTCTTAAATCTGCCGTTGTAAATAAAGGCGATGCAATTATCATCGTTGAGCAAAATGGCCAATCCATGAAAAATGAATATGGTGGATATCCTACTTTGCACGTTGGTTCTGAAAAATATATTGCTCGTCTTTGGAGCAAAATGGAGTGTGTAGCATGAAAAATAAAGTATCAGCAGCAATTTCAACCAAGGGCACATACCTTGGTTATTTCGAAGCAGAGAGACATACAACGAATGTAAATAATAATAAACCATCTCGTTCATATGATCGTCTTGCTTTTCGTCGTGCAGACGGCATTGAGCGTCGTGATTTGATTTCACTGGGTGATATTGTTTATGGTATGTATGTTGATAATAAACTTGTCAAGGTTGGTAAAGCAGGTGGTATGATGGGTTGGGCTCAACGTGCAAGCACATATGCTGTTGATCCTGCTGGTGAGGCAACGAACCGTAAAATCTTGAAACATCTTGCTGAGGATTTTAAAACCAAAAATCCAAAAATCTATGTTTATGGTTTATCTGTTCCTCGCATTAAAAATACATTCTTTTGTTCTATCACTCAAGAGACTATTGATATTGAGTTGCCACAGAATGGCGAAGTTGAAACACATTTAACGACAGTTGCAGAAGAACAAGGTGAGGACCTTATTTTCTGTACACAGAAAGTATGAATATGAACAGGGTTGTACACTACGTTGGTATGACTGAGGAAAAGTATCAACGTGCACGTAGGGTCTTTGGTGGTCCTGCATACTACCACAGAGTAATGGACGACAGAGTCTTTACTGAAGTATCTGACGATGATATGGTAGTTATTGATAATGAGCGGCACAGCCCTTACGTATGGGATGCTTCCGCAGTTCCGAGGAGATATACAGAATGAGTATGCATATGATCCGTGGTGTTCAAGTTCACGGTAAATCAAAGCGTAAGAGGAAAGCTGGCTGGAAGAAAGCCTTGGCTGACCACGAGAAGTTTTTAAAAGAGATGGGTGTTACTGGTAAAGGTGGTAATGCCTATCTTGATATACCAGATTATAATACTGGACCTCGTGTGACTTCTGACAAAGTTGCTGGCAATGGTGCCCGTAAAGAACAGAATAAATACACAGGTAATGAAATTGCTGGTATTGTGACTACACATAAATCCAATCTTATGCCAGTGCGTAAAGATAACAAGCAGTCATTCAAAGATGCTGCTAACATGCGGAGATAATCAATGCCTAAGTCTAGTGTCGAGTGGCAGGAACTTCATGGTCTGCGTACATATATACAACATCTAAGGTATGTTGAAGCCAATGCAACTGGTAATACATTAATTGATACTACCGGTGCAATTCGTATGGCAGAGATGCGAATAAAAGAACTTGAGGATAAAGGTGCATAATGTTAGAATTTGACGTGGATTATTCTGAGGAAATTCGTAACAGAATTAAATTATCTGTTGCAGCATACGCATATGAAGTTCATGATGACACTATTATGAGTGATGAAGATTTTGATAAACTAGCATTACGGATTAACAAGAAAACAAAAACTGGTAATGCTCGACTTGACACCTTTTTCTGGCTGCATTTTATGCCTGATACAGGTATGTGGATCAGAAAACATCCTGAACCAAAGAAACTAGAACATCTATATAAAACATATTATAAAGGAAAATCAAATGTTTAGATTAGCAATGGCTCTTGTTTTACTGAGCTCTACTTCAGCATTGGCAGGAGATGTATCTGCTACTGTTAGACATCATTATAAAAGTGTATGGGTTGATGTGCCTGTTCCAACAACCGAGTGTTACACAAAAGAGGTTCCAGTATATGGAACTGTGCGAAGGCAAGGTGACGCAGTCGGCAGTGCACTACTTGGTATGATTATCGGTGGAGCAACCGGCAAGGTTATCTCTGGTAATGATACAGGTGCCGCAGGTGGTGCTGTTATCGGTGGGCTTATTGGTGCTGATAAAGGATCAAAGATGCGAACTGAAACTGTAATTACTGGTTACCGTAATAAACGTGTATGTGAAGAAGTAGTAGTCTATAATTCCAAAAGAAGAAAAGAATATAGTCATTCTATTATTCGATGGTCCGAGAATGGTGTAACATATAAGCTAAGGTTTAACCGCTAAATTAACTCGTTGGATACGTAGCTCAGCAGGATAGAGCGGCTGACTTCTAATCAGCAGGTCGAGGGTTCGAATCCTTCCGTGTCCACCATGACGGAGATTGGCGCAGTTTGGTAGCGCATCTGCTTTGGGAGCAGAGGGTCGTAGGTTCAAATCCTACATCTCCGACCAATAGGAGAAAAAAAGGAGAATAACCATGGATCCTATTTTTGGATTTATTATTATCATGAGTGCTCTTATCAATTATGATAATGCAAATACACTCAAGGCAGAAAACGCAGTATTAGAACAAAAGGTTGAAACACTCAAGTATGCTACAGAAGAACTCTATGCAAGGCATGAGGGTGTGGCAGAATATGTTGATGAGCAATCAAACAAACAAGAGGAAGATTATATTCGGCTCTCGGCATCTCATGCTGCTGCAACTGCACGTAGGGCACACGATATTGATGTAAATGCATCAGATATTGAACAGCTTGATCATGCTATTGAGTTGCTTGATATTGAAGTAGAATATATATTGGATATGTTAAAAGCTCAACAGCCAAAGCCAATTGATAAGTAATGCTACGCTATCAGAAACTGGATAGGTTTCCTCAAGATAAGTTTGATGAATTGGTCAAGATCTTCCACGACACGGTGCCAGATCCGAATACCTTTCCTGATAATCTGAAAAGCCATAGTTATCAGTGGCCTCGTACAGGTATCAAGGTAGCACAAGCTGTGTTTGATCTTGGTCCAGAGTTTCAGCCAAAAGCATTCTTTATGATGAGCAAACCAAAATTTGGGATGGCTCATATACATTTGGATCCGACTTTACAGTTTACTTTGAATGTTCCGATACAAGTACATCCTACTAAGGGGCAATATTTAGCTCCACGGTTTGATAGTCTTGAACAATATCCAAAACCTTATAATCTGTACAGTCCAAGAAAAGATGATCCCACATATACTGGGCCCAAGCAATGGGATGTATGGGATTATGATAAAGAAATGTATGAGCATGTTGATATGGATAGTCCTATTCTGATCAACAACTGGTTACCTCACGCTTGGATGAATTACCATAGTGAGTGGCGCGTGATGTGTAGCATATTTTTTAAAACCAAAGATATAAACAAAGCACAGGAGATAGTGAGTAAATGGCAAAGTGGAGCACAGACCCTTGGGGAAGCACAAAAGAAGGAAATGAGATGAAAGAACAATTGATTAAAGCAGCATTTATGCATGCTGAAGGTGAACTTGAACGAGCAAAAACTAACGTCATGGTCTATATGAACCAGAGTGTTGGTATTGGTGAACACAGTGATATTGTTGAAGCAATTCAAAATGAACTTGATACTATGGCAGCATCGTGTGATCGTATGGAAATGCTAGAACGGTTTTTCATGGAGGGGTAAGTGAAAGTTGCAATCACTGGGCATCTAAGTGGTTTGGGTGAGGCATTTTTTAAACACTTACCAAAAGCTATTGGATTTGATCTTTTCGGAGGAAGTGACAAGTCTATCATATATGACATCACAGAACACTATGATGAAATAGCAGAAAAAGCCAAAGATTGTGATGTGTTTATTAATAATGCATATGATGGTCGCGGGCAAATTCTTATGCATAATGCCATAGAAAAACAATGGAAACATACAAATAAATTAATCATTAACATTTCATCTTCAACTATTCACACTTACCCAAATAGAAATGATGAATATGCCCAAGTAAAGCGAGAGTTGGAAAAGATAAGTAGATATGCAAGGTGCAGATGTGAGTGCATACGAGTACCACTTATGAATACCCAATTAGCAGATGGTAAAAAGCACGAACGAACGCACAAAATAAACCCAGACATAGTAGCAAAGGCAATCATATCATGGCATATCTCTTAACCAGTCTACTCTGGTGGACTTTTTTATCATCGTGTGTTATATCGTCAGGGTATCATAGATACTTTGCCCATCGTGCATTCAAGGCATCTATTTGGTATGAACATTTGGTGTTGTTATTTGGTCCACTTTCTGGTTCTGGTCCAACACTTGGTTGGGTAGGTGTTCATAGGTTACACCACAACCACTCTGACACAGAAAAAGATCCACACTCACCTAAGTTTCAGCCAGTATGGCGTGTGTTAACGTCTACATTTAAAGTACCACCTATCCGCCCAAAACACGTGGCTGATCTACTTAAAAATAAGCGGGTCATGTGGTACTATAAACATCACAAAAGAATAAGATGGTTATCACTATTTTTCTTTTTAATAGTGTTTGGTCCAATCTGGACGTTTTGGTTATTCATTATGCCTATGGTGTATGGTTATATTGGATATGGTCTGATCAATACATATTGTCATAGCACAGAAGAAGTCAGAAATCTTTGGTGGGCAAATTTATTGACTGGAGGAGAGGGTTGGCATGCAAATCATCATGATGAACCTCGTAATTGGAGAATAGGTAAAGAATGGTATGAATGGGATCCTGGTGCATGGTGGATATGGTTAATCAAAAAATCCTAACACTTGATGAATACGGTAAGGACAATTTTATCAAAGAGTTAAAAAGATTAGGCAAACAGAATAATCTGTACGACAAGCGTAACAGAGAATGGTTTGAAATCTTACCAAACAACTTTGAGAAATATATTGATTGGTTCTTTTTATTTGATGGTGATAAACCTATGGCATTTTCAACCATACAGAAATACTATGATGGTTGCTATAGAGTATTAACACGTACATACATATATAGAGATTACAGAAGATTTACAAACCCTAAGGTGGATACCTTTCTAAGTCCAACTATGCGTTTGCTCCCATATCAATTAGAATACCTTACAGGATATGATACAGCGTTTGTTTCTATGCAGGGAACCAATAGGAGAGATGCCTTAAAACGCTTTAAAACTAAAATAGAGTACCGCAATGGAGATAAATGGCACCTGTCGAGCCGTATGCTACAGACGTGCGGTGGAGGTAAGGACTGTTGGCAGAACGTGATATATAATGGGAAAGCGCCAAAACTTAACTATATGAGTATAGAAAAATATGAACAAATGTTTAATAGAAAAGACTAAAAGAACTCGTGTTGGAGGCACTGGTCCTCGACGCAATAAACTTCTGACTATGTATAAAATAGGTGAAGCACCGGATGCAGTTGTAGATGAATTAAACTATATTTTAGACACTGACAAAGGTAATGACATTGGTAGTGACAATTATGGCATTAGTCAGAATTGTAATTACGAAGACGTATTCAATGTACAAGATAAGTACAGACAAATTCTTTTGCAGAAGAAACAAGAATCAGCAGAAGATGATGTGAATGAATTTCTCTATAATCAATGGGATCCTGCTTACTCGACACAATATACAAGACCATTTTTGGATACTCTTTTTCATAATGTTTATCGTTTCAGAATGAGTGAAATGAAAGGTGATCATGATCTGAACTGGCATATTGATAGTGATACTAGTGTAATGTGTAGAGCACAAATTTGCTTAAAAGATACTGATTCAACATTAGAGTTTCGTGATAAAGAAGGTATCCACTCACTTGTGATGAAAAAAGGTGATGTGTGGTTTATCAATACAGGGTGGATCCATAGAGTAGTAAATGGAAATAATATAAGGCGTGTCGCCATACTAGGATTTCATTACGATGATTTAAAAAACAATGAGGTGATTAATGCCGTCTGATAAGTTTATGATAAGATTAATGGACAGAGTTGCTACGTATGCTTGGGCTGGTCACGAATCAGAATTAGAATGTTTTAGGCATGGGCAGATAAAAACAAAAGATTGGTTAGTGTACGAGATTAACAAATTTAAAACCGATTTTAAAAAAATTGCTGTTTTAGGTTCTTGGGATAGTATTCTATTATATGAATTAATGTCTTGGTATGGTAAAATTGAACATTGGGATTTTTATGACATTAGCCAAAGTTGCCATAGACGACGTGATAAGTATTTTGATATAAACGGTATTGTGCCAAATTACAACTCTTATGAGCTGGATGTGACAGAAATTTTTAATGATGAAGAATTTTGTTCAGAATATGATCTAATTATTAATCCATCAGCAGAACATATGAAAGATATTCCTGCACAAAAAGGTCCGATGTATGCAGTGACATCTAACAACTATCACGAGATAAAAGAGCATATTAATACTATCGAGGATTATAGAGATTTAGCACTTAAAACTAATATAAATAAAGTATTATATGAAGGTGAATTAAAGTTGCCTTTATATACAAGATATTGTACAATAGGATACCACAAAGATGGCAGATGATATATTTGATTTTGGTTTTACAGCCGTCACAGAAGATGAACTGACTACTGTACAAGAAGCAAATAAGACTGCAATAGCACTTAGTGAACAGACTGATAATAAACAGAACCAACTGGATTCTCTCTATAATGCTATCATACCCCTCTTGAATAACCTGAAAATGAATCCAGAAAAAGACTACATCTTATGGCCGAATCGTTTGGCTAAAGTAGAAGAATTTGAAGATCATTTACAGAATATATACAAAGGATAAATAGTTATGTTAAATACAATGTGGTCGGCGTTACTGCTGATATGCGCAATTGATGCCAATGGTGAATATTTAGAACCACGTCAATGTTCAGCAACTGTGAGTCAACAGGTCTGGAAGGCTGAAATGGATTGTATGAATGCAATTGCAGCAGGGATGAACACTCAACTAAAAATGCCACAGCCAAGGACCTTCCTTATTAGAGATTTTGAATGCCATGAATGGGAAAGACAAAGGTTTGTGACTCCTGAACAAGGTGATTCCGAACTATAGTACCCCATTCCTCAAACCTATACTCTTTATTATACCACACTTTATAGTAAATGTAAACCCCTAAAATGCATACAGGTGGTAAATTAATATTTCAATATATTTCTAAAAAGTTACCAAAAAGGTATTTACATCTATGCCTACATGTGATATAGTAACCAGAGTCAAAAGGAGAAAAATATGACTGATTTTGAATGGGAAGTTCTGGAAGATATCTACACTTGGGCAGATGACACAAACTTCGATATTGAAGCGGATCGTAAAACAATGATTGATGCATATTGGGCTGATATGTTAGGTGTATCATAATTGTAACACCTGTATCTTTTTTTAAAAAGATGCAATTAGGTGTTTACATATCAGATAATATATGATATGATACTTATATCAAATGAGGAGAATGATATGCTTACAGAAACTCAGATGGATAACCGTCTTGAGATGATCCGCAAGGTTGCTAAAAAACTTGATCGTCGTGCAGCGTTTAAAGCTCGTGTTAAAGCTAAAGCAGCACAGCATGTATCATGGATGGATGAAGTGGAAAAACCCGCAAAGAAACCTACTCAGAATATTAGTGAGTTGCATGATGATACATCAAAAAATCCTAACTATTATACCGATGCTTCAAAGTATGCTAAAGAGCATTATGGTGAACGCTATCACCAAACGACTCGGTTTGATAATGATTGGGGAGACTATTAATGTCGGATACTGCACAGCTTGAAATGCGGATTTGCAAATCAAATGATAAGATCAGTGATTTAAAATGGCAATTAAAAGAGCTTGAAAAAAAGGTAAGTAAATTAGAGGAACGCCTTGAACAGTCCGAATCTGATCTTTCACGGGCGACCGAGTGAAACCGAATGATTCGTTCAAATTAACTGTCGATGACATTGACCTTATAGAGACATCTCTCAGGCAATGCATGGCAGACAAGCCAGAACAAGCGGCTCTTATTACAGACTTGCTTGCTCGACTACATCACCAGAAGAACTGGTACAGACCTAAAAACAAATATATCGGAGGATAGATTATATGATGACACGAAATGAAATGATCGGGATGCTTCAGGCAACCACATGTCAAGTTGATTTCACGAAGGTGAATGGAGACACACGTAATATGACATGTACGCTACGTGAGGATCTGATTCCTACTCCTATGAAATCAGACCCTATTACACAGAAGGCAGTACGTGCCGTAAGTGAAGAAGTGATCCCTGTATGGGATGTGAAAGCCGAAGGTTGGCGCTCTTTTCGTGTAAAATCTGTTACTGGATTTAATATGGCAGAATCTGCATAATGGATCCGTTCCTAATGCAAATTTTATATACAGCTGGTATAGCGTTTATAGGATTTATGTTAGGCAGAAATTCACTTAACTTTAAAAAAAGGCTAGAGGCCTCAGTCGAAATTACGATTGACCTTCTAGCTTCTAAAAATTATATCCGTAAAAAATATGAAAATGGTGAATGGTATCTACTTGATATTGAAGAAATTTGGAAAGAAGGATATAATGCAGGGTGTAACAAAAATGTTACAGACTCTAAAAAAATTAAAAAAGTTTAAAAAGATGTTTACATCTACTGCTATTTGATATAGTATTAATTATCAAATGAGGAGATTGCCAATGGCATTGAAACGCAAGAAAAAATCATTACCAAGAGCTCGTCGGACGGGACTTGCTGCAGCACCAACTGATTCATATCGTTGGTTTGCTTCATATGTGCGTCTTGAAGTAGACAAGAAAGATATTGCGAGCATTACTCGTAATTGGATCCGTAATAATTTTACAGGTGACAAACTCAAATTCATGCTAGAAGGTCCAGACTGGGTCTATGGTGGATTGTATGATACTGCAGCAATCATTGAATGGGTTATTAACCGTGGCAACGATGTCCCTAAGGGCTACGATATGGATAGAGTTCTGAGTTCATATACTGAGAAAGTTGAGAAGTGGGCTACAATCCGTAAAGAGGAACGTGCTAAAACAGCTGATATTGAAATCACTCAAAGCAAAGTTGTCCAATTAAATCCAATGGAAAAGCAACAACGTGCTGGCAGAACTCTTATTGCTGACTTAGAAGGTATGCTTGACCTATGGGAGAAACATAAAGACACAAACTTTTATGATAAACTTCTCTCTGAGAATGTTACTACTGTTGGTGCTAACATGGTTATGAAATATTATGTTCCACTTCAAGCAGAACTTGAGGAGTTAATTCATAAGAAAACTCCTGATCTTGTAGAAGGTTACCAGCACATGAAACCTAAGAAGCAAAAAGAATTGCTTGCTTTTGTTTCTCATATAATTTCAGATACAGAGAGATATCTCTTGTCTAAAAGAGCAGTCCGTTCTATCCGTAAACCTCGTGTGAAGTCTGCTGATAAACAAATTGCAAAATTAAACTATTACAAAGCATCTAAGGAGTATAAACTTACTTCTATTAACCCAATGTCTATTGTCGGTGCATTCCGTCTGTACACCTTTAACACAAAGTACAAGACAATTACTGAATATGTATCACATGGTCCGAAAGGGTTTGAGGTCAAAGGTTCTACTCTACAGAAAGTAGACCTAGAACAATCCCGCACAACAGCATTGCGGAAACCAGACGTAAGTCTGCCGATATTTCAGACAAAGACAATCAAGCAAATTGATCAGCACTGGAAATCACTCACAACAAAAACCCGTGTCCCAAATGCACGTCTGAATAAGGACACAATTATATTGAGGGTACTCGATAGATGAAAGAATTTTTAACACGAACAATTTTTACCAAGATGGTCGAGGAGGCTGTCTTGGATAAAAAAATGGACTACATGGATGCAATACTTCTTATATGTGAAAAGCATGATATTGATCCAGAGGGAGTCAAGAAATTTATTTCGGTTCCAATACGAAATAAGATAGAGGCAGAGGCTAAAAAATTAAACCTTTTACCTCGAGAAAATGAATTGGATTTTATATAAATAATGTGTTTACAAAACACTTTTATTATGATATGATACTAATATTACAGCAACACTTCAGCACATATAAGGAAATAAACATATGTCTTTTTCAAACATGAAACGTAACCGAGGCGGCATCGAAAAACTAATTAATGCAGCCGAATCAGCAGGTGGTGGTTCCACTAAATCTTATCAAGATGATCGCATCTGGAAACCTACTGTAGATAAAGTGGGTAACGGATATGCAGTACTGCGCTTCTTACCAGCAGGTGAGGGTCAAGAACTTCCTTGGGTCCGTTATTGGGACCATGGTTTCAAAGGCTCTACAGGTAAGTGGTATATCGAGCGTTCACTTACATCTATTGGTCAAGATGATCCAGTAGGAGAACTTAATTCTAAATTGTGGAACTCAGGGATTGATGCAGATAAAGAGGTAGCACGTAAACAGAAACGTCGCCTTCACTATGTATCTAATATTCTTGTTGTATCTGATCCAGGTAACCCTTCCAATGAAGGTAAGGTGTTTATGTATCAGTATGGTAAGAAAATCTTTGATAAAATTATGGATGTTATGCAGCCACAATTTCAAGATGAAAAACCAATTGACCCATTTGATATGTGGGAAGGTGCAAACTTCAAACTGAAAATCCGTCAAGTAGAAGGTTATCGGAACTACGATAAATCTGAATTTGAAGGACCGTCTGAAATTGGTGCCGATGACCACTGTGAAGGCATCTATAATTCGATGCATGACCTAGGAGAATATTCTGATCCTAAGCATTATAAATCCTATACAGAACTCAAGACAAAACTTGAGAGTGTACTAGGAACAGCTGGTATGATGTCCATGAGTGATGAAATGAAACTCAATGCTGAGACACCTGCTCCTGTTATGCGGGAAGTACCAGCACAGACAATTAGTGAAGTCACAGAAGAAATTACTAATTCGTCTCCCGATAACTCATCGGAAGATGATCCAATGTCCTACTTTGCGAAGTTGGCAGCCGAAGGGTAACATTTGTTACCTCTCATTTGATCGGGTTGTGCCGTAATACACACGCAGAGGGCCACGGTTAGCCCTCTATTTTTTTAGAAATTTGATGGAAGGAAAGTTAGGTCAACAGTACCACCACTGCCACCTGTCTCTAGTGAGGTATTTGAACTCTGGTTGGTACTCTGATCTTGGTTGTTATTAATAATTGTAGCACCACCTCCACCAGCGCCCAGTAAATCGTTTACAAGCATCTGTTCTACTACCATTGTTTTTACAAGATTTTGTCTTGTTCCTTCTCCACCAGATCCAGCCTCTGTTGATATGCTAGTATCCATACCTAGTGCACCTCTCAGTGCTGCTATATTTTTAGCTGCATCAGCGTACCCAACATCTGGGTTTGCAAGACCCAATGTGGTTGTGTTTCCTGTTGGCAACCAGCTTTCATCAAATGTACCACCCATGATAGCTTTTTCAATAGCAGGCACACTTTCTGCAAGGTCACGGGCAAATTCTTTTAATCTTAACTTAGAACCATCAAACTGTAGACTACCAATTCTATCAAGAGCACCTTGTAGTTTATCAACAGCGTTTGCACCTTTTTCTAGACTATCGGCATCTTCTGCTATAATTCTGATTTGTTCAAAGGCACTTTCCTTTCCAGAGAAGAACTGTAAAATAGATGCACCGACACCAGCAAGAGCATCTACAAATGTAGCACCAGCAAAAGCAACAAGGCCGGCTGATATTTTACCAAGAGATGCTGCAAAACTAGTTGCTTTCCCGTCATCAGTTAATTCTGTAATACTTAAAAGAGTTTCTACTTCACTTTTGATTCTATCTGCATAACCTTCTTCACTAAAGAGTCCTACCGCTTCTTGTATACCTGTAGCAGCACCTTCTACTCCTTTACCTATAGCAAATGCAGCAAGACCTAAACCGATGCCACTCATAACTCCTATAAAATCTGTCGCATTGCCTAAATTAGCACCAGGTAATGAAGGTATCTGTAAAAGAGTTTCAACTTCAGTTTTTATTCTATCTGCATAACCTACTTCAGTAAAG